GTTACCCCGAAAGGGCGCACTGCGAAACCTGCTTCATTAAGCATGACAGTAGCGTACATTTTAGCTTTATCACTAAGATGACGCGCAGGGACGAATTGGTCCGGGGATGGTGAATATCCTCTCAAGTTCATCAACCTAAATAGGTCAGGGAGTAACTTAATACTCTTACTGGCACTATCCAGGGCTGTGTACTTGATACCAGATATTTCCTCACAATCTAGGAATTGCCTTTTAGCAAATTCTATTTGTGAGAACCCCTTCTGCGATATAATAGACTTATCCATATTGATGGAAACACCAATATTGGACATATAGTCTTTATATCTCAAGGCCACCTCCTCATTTCATATCACAACATCGTCTCCTAGAACAGAATATTCACGGAAGGACTTATGTCCAAATCCATGAGCTATTCATTCTATTAGAAGATGATGTGTAAGTGAAAAGATAGCTCACGAGGAATACATTCCTAGTGGCTGTCCTACACTTCACCTAACGTCTCCGTTAGGTGTATGAAATGATCTATTGGTTAAGATGTCTTTCCATCAGTTACCATATCGGTCTCCAAATATAGCATTTACAACAATAAGCTGTAAATCTATAGGGAACCGGTCAGTAGCTGATGATAAGTCGTATGAGAACGTTTGTTTCCCTTGACTCAGCTTAACAAGCCTATCGGTTTGTTTTGCCTGGTCTCAGGTTCCATCTGTTTCCATACCTCTAAGGACTCTCATAATAATATCATGAGCAGGCCGTAGAGCCATCTGTGTCCAATAGTCACCAATTGCTATGACTCTAGTCTTTCCTCCAGCCTCTGGTAGAAAACTAAGTTTTCCACTTCGAAGCTTTTGGAACTGACTATCAGCCATATGCAACTTAGCAAAGGCAGCTTGCTTGTTGAATCACTCCTCAAAGAATCCCCACTGTGGGAATATCTTTGTAAGAGAGTTCAACCTTTGTGCAAGATCTGTCTTTGCTAAGGCAAGAGCATCATAATGAGCTGTCAACATGGCAGGTCCATTTGGACCTGACACAAGACGGTTAATTACTTTGAACTTGTTTGGTGTACCGGGATTCCGTGCGATCACGGTGATCTTCTGTTCAACAAAGCTTTTGAAATCTTCGATTTCATTTGCGATGTTAAACAGTTGGTCTTCCGTGTTGGGTGCTGTAATAGCATCCAAATTTGGTGCGGGTTTTACGTAAATAGATTCATAGAATCTACTTATCGTAAGCCCTATCCTCTTATCATCCGGGGATCCGGTCAGAAGAGGTACCAAAGGCTTGATAACCTTTGGTATTCCCTTCTTATCGGTTCTCACGAACGGAAGAGGAGCCGGCAAGGTTATTCCAAGGGCAATGTTCCTACAAAATAGGTGCATTGCCTTGAAATGACTTGCTGCCGATACCTTACCTCTATTGATCACATGGTGATCAATTTGGTTTGCGTAGCGCTCTGCTATCAACATAATTGTATGTCGATTCTGGGTTAATTGAGCTTGAGTCCGTATAACGGATTCTAATGTTCATTTAACTCTGGTCTTCATCATTTGTGTCTTAGTAGCTCTCGCTCCCGAAGGAGGTGCCTCGATGTGTCCGAAAGGACCAAGGCAGAGGAGGTTTCCATCTCATTAATAAGATGGCCTCAGGTTGCTATCCTGAGG